TTAGATAGCAATACCTGTTAACGAAAGTGTAGCAAGAGATTCTGAACTTTTCTGTCAAGTTTTATCTACTGGCAATGACACCAGCCAAATCATACAAACTGCCACGGCGTTCAATGTTGTTAGCCTTAACGATCTTATACACCTGGCGTTGAGTGATACCAAGCCACAATGCAATTGCCTCAACATCTAAAAAGAACTTACGGGTTGGGTTGGACATTGCCAAAGCTACAAGTCGCAACACTGTCCACGATTGCTTGCAACCAAAGCAAGTCACATCATCCATAAGGTTTTCTGCATCAATGACCACGAACTTATGGCAATCATCTGTTGGGCATGGGATTCGGCGGGGTTGCTCAACAAATTGCTTGGCAGCAGCCATTCCCTTACTGTGTAATTCTTTAACCTCACTGTAAAAATCTCCAGCCCATTCTTGCCCCATCGTCCAATCAAGGTGGGCAAGGTGGAAATTGCAGGTTGCCTGAACTTCTTGGTCAGTGCTTGGTTCCTTCTTCAACAATGCTGGCGGTGTCAATTGTCGTGCTGATCTAATCTCTGATTCCCACGAATGAAGGATTGCCAGTAACTCAATAGCCATTGAATAATCTAAGGCGTTGACATTGACCCCAATTGACCTTTCAGCACTAGCAGCACCTGAACCTGATCTACCTGGTGCAATGTGGTCAGCCGCCAACATCTGAAGGTTGGGGATGTTTGTGAGCCACACAATTATTGCCTTATGGCAAGTGCGGCAGGTAATTGTCTCTGTTGGGCGCTGGCAGATGTTGCAGTTCAAAATGGCACCTTCTCACTGGTTGTGGATAACTTAACCCGATTCCAATAATCAGGCGCTTCTTCGGCAAATACAGTTAAGGCTCGGCAAATATGGGTGGCAAGCACAATGGGGTCGGCAGCCGTCATTCGCCCAGCCGTTCTTCGGGTTGCCTCAAATGAAACGGCGGTGCGGTGGACTTGGTAGGTGCCAAGCCCTGATGTGAGTGCCAAGACTTCTTGCACAAGGTTGAGGCGGGCCGTATCAAGTTTTATATCGCACCGACTGGATGCACTGACCCCTGCCCAAATCAGATTGCCACATTTTTGGCAACTGATGGGTTTGAAATCTAATTCACTCATTAGGCGTTCCTGTACCGAGTGTGATGGTGTACCTATTACCGCTTATATACATAAGCGGTACAGTACGCACACCGATCACGCTCATAACTGCCTGTGTACCTAAAATAAAAAGGTACACAAAAGGTACAGTACGGTACACCTTAGTTCACCTTCAATTGTGTAATTTCGGCATCCAAAAGGTTGAAATGGCTCTTGCCCAAGTCGGTGATGTAAAGAATAAATGACCTGTCATTGCCACGGTTTTCTATCCAACCGCCTGCAACAAGGTCACTGATTCGCTCCCCAATGGCATCTTTTGAACCAGTAATTCCTTCAGCCACCAATCGCCGTGAAGCGCCAGGATGGTTGTGAATAAACTCTGCAACCTCTTTTTGCTTCTTGAACTCTTTGTTGCTCTCTAGCTCGTCCTCAAGCAATGGCACACCAATTACATATTCCATCTGCGCCCTAGTTGAATCAATGGTGAAAACTGCAGCCTCTTGGGTACGGTCAGACTTTCGCCACATACCTGCAATCTTGCGAACAAACCCTGGGCGATCTTTAGTAACTCTCATTGTGAGCGTTCCAGTGCGACCAGGGGCAAGTGCCTCAAGAGGCTCTACGAGATAGGCAGCGCCATCAATGGTGGCAAGTTTGGCTTGGCCGCCAATGGCAAACCGCCCCCGTGTTTCGGCGTTCTTTGTAATATGGTCAATAAGCACAACGGCAGCGCCACTGGCCGTTGCTACTGTTCGTGGAAACAGGCGCATCCAACGGGTAATGGCATCGTTATCTTTGGACTCGCCACCCCACATTGTCAGGGATTCGGTTACGCCGTCAATGATGATAAGGGTTGCAGATTTTGGCTCAAGGATTGCCTGCCAATATGGGTCATCGGCATCACGCGCACCTTCAGGGCGAATGTAAGAAAAGTATTGCAATAGGTTGGCACGACTAACCCCAAGTGCTTTGAGGCGGTTAACAATATCAATGGCATCTGATTCAAAATCTATGTAAATCACTTTTTTGTCATTCTTCAGGCACTCGGCAGTTGCAATTTGAGCAATCCACGACTTACCCGATTCAGATTCACCATAAATGGAATGAACGCGACCTTCATAGATCAATCCGTGACCATCTGAGCGCTTAAGTAAGGTGGCAATCGGTGCTTGAAATAGGCCATCAAAGTAATCTTTTAGCTCTACAGGCTTCCAACTGGATTCATCACCGCTTAGATTGGCTTCAGTGGCTTGTGGTGGTGCTTGTAGTGTGTTTGTAGGCATTAGTGAATTGCTTGAATCAAAAGAATTCAGCGTTTGCGCCCCGTAGCCGAGATTTCGCAAATTGTTGGCCGCTTGTTTGAAATCTCCACCGTGTTTGGTCATTGCAAAGAAGGCAAACTTGGAATAAGAAGTTTCTGAATCAAATTGAGTGCTAGTTGAGAACACATAGAACTTATCGTTGCCATTGAAGTTAGTGGTGGCACTAATGCCTTCGGTTTTACCTGGTCTGCGCCACACAGTTGATTCACCCTTGCGATAAACAACAGTCCAGCCCAAAGGTTGCAGTAGTTCTTCCCAAGTCGTGCGGGCGTTGTAATCATCGCCAGGGGTGAGGATGCCATCGTGCTTGGCAACTACTTCTTGTTGCAGATTTTCAGCTTTAGGCATCTCATCAAACATTGCAAAGATTGCGTGCAGTGCTGATCTCTCAAGCATTGTAATTGTTGGGATGGTTTCAATGGAACCACCTATAAGTGTCCAAGCACCGCCCGAAGGATGGGTGGCACCGCCACTGGGCGCGGTGATGGTAAAGCCGCCTTCGCTTCGCGTTTCGGCCCATACATCCACACCGCCATTTTCGCCAGGCTTACGGGCAAGTTTTGTGTTTCCTGGCAAGATGCCATCTGATACCCGATAAAGCCAATGTAACCCGCCTGATGGTGTCAGTTCCACATAACCCTGATTGAGTCGTTGCCACAAATCGCCAAGCCCCGAATTGTTAGCGATCTCTGCAATCTCAAGGTGCATCTTTTCAGCAACGGCCCTGCCTTCCAACTCAAGCATCTCAAGATTCCCCGACACGGCACCAGTAATGACACCAATGCCATCAACGCCATCTTTGAACCACATCAACAGTTCATCAGCAATTGGCAGATGCTCTTGGAATCCTTGCCAAGCAAATGCAGGTCGTTTAGAACCATCATTGGCGGTTGGAACAACTGAAATGCCTTGAGCTAAAAAGCGCAAAGCAATTGGCAATAAGTTACTCATTCGTTCCCCCGATTACATCATCAATTAAATTTCCACCAATGCAATTGCAAGCAATTAGTTCTAAGCAATCACTGCAGATTGCGTGCGGTCCATCATCGTTTCCGCAGTTAACGCAAGAATCAGGCATTTACAAGCATCCTTTCAGCAATCCATTGTGCAACTGGAACTGTTACTGCATTGCCCATTTGCTTATAGCGGTTTGAATCTGCCTGGCCATCGGTCCAATTGTCAGGAAATCCTTGCAATCTTTCCATCTCGATTGGCATAAGGCGGCGAACTCTACCTTGTGAAATCACAAGTTCAGTTGCACGAACCTCGGTTGCATTATCAAATGCGTTCAAAGTATTGGTGTAGTCACGCTCAACCCAAGTTTCGTAATCTTCAACGCTTTGGGCGCGGCGAGCCTTTGAAAAAGTATGTATCAAATCGTTAACAGTGCGTTTTGGAGTACCAACGGCAATTCTTGGTTCTTCCTTGCCCCCCGTTCCAAGATACCGTCTGCGGCCTTCCTCGATAGCCAATACTTCGGCTGCACGCTCTCCACTGTCTCCAAGAAATCCGACAATGAACACTCGTTTCCTTCGTTGTGCGACTCCGAAGTGTTGAGAGTCAAAACTTCGCCACGCCAAGCCATACCCGAGTTCATTAAGGGCATTGGTGACTGTTCGCATATCTCGGCCTTCATTTGAGGATAGTAAGCCACCGACATTTTCGAGAACGAAACCTTGCGCTTTGGTTTCATTGAGGATTCGGCAGATTTCCCAAAACAATCCTGATCTAGCACCTGAAAGTCCTTCTTGTTTTCCAGCCACTGATAAATCCTGGCAAGGAAAACCGCCTGCAATGAATCCTGCTGCTGGTACAAATCCTGCTGAAATAAGTTGCTCACCTGTAACCCCCTGAATGTCTCCAAATATCTTTGATTGTGGAAAATGCTTTGCCAATACACCCTGACATTTTTTATCAATCTCAACTGATGCAACTACTTTGGCACCAGCGCGTTCAAAAGCTAAATCAAAGCCACCAACACCAGCAAAAAGCGAAACGGCAGTTTTCACTTGCTGCCACCCCATCCATCGCCTTTGAAAATTGTGCCACCCAACGAATACTTGCGTTGCATTAACTTCTTCTTGCAACCTTCGCAGATGATGCGCTTTTCTTCATCCATCTGAAAAAACACTTCAGCCTTATGGCCACAATCGCAAGTAAATTCATAAAATGGCATTGTTCCCCCGTTCGTTAGTCTTGCGTAGCGTTTTGGGAATCGAACCCAATAGATGTATCCCCCGATACATTCCCGCCTAGTGAACCATCACAACGCCGATCTCTTGGGGTGGAAAGGACAAGAACCCCAAGAAGTTTTAGTTAACTGGTTTTGCACCTAACTGCGCAAGCAATGCTTGAACGGCTGGGTCGTTGATATTGGCGCTGGCAGGTGCTGCCGCAGGTGCTGATGCAACTGCAGGTGAGCCTGCAATAAATGCGTTTGCCTTTGCAACTGCATCAGCATCGCCTGTTGCATCTACAAGAATCCACGGCGCAGACTTTCCAGGCTTTGCCGTTCCCTGACCAATGCGTGCCAATACCTTTTGGCCGATCTTAGTTTTCAATGCGTTCTTCAAAGCTACATTAAAGAACAATACTGATTCGTGATTGAAGCCTGTATCTAAATCATTGATACGCACTTCAATTGCATCGGCATCACCGTGAACTGTTGGGATGCCAGTTTTGTATTCAATTGCTTCAAGAATCAATAGGTGGCCGTTTAGGTCTGCCACCTTTACTGATTCTGTGTTGCTACTTGGTGCTGAAAAAGCCATTTGGCTTTCCCCCGTTTCTTTTGGTTTGGTGTTAGTTTGTTTCTAACTCTTTTGGTGGTGTAAGTTCAGCCAATTCTTTGGCAATGTCGTTGATTGTCTTTGCAGGAATTCCGCAACCGCAACCATCACGCTCACACATCGGTATCACCATTGCAAGCAACCGATAGATCAGTGCTAAAAGGTCGGTAATACGGGCAATACATACACATACGGCTTGGTGTTGCAGGAATCAACGGCCACATCGCAGGATTTTCCTCAACATCAATGGTAGATAGCAATGAATAGACTGAATCAAGGCGGGCAAGTGCATCAAGTGCTGCCTGCTCGTCATAATCAAACAATTCAATGTGCATATCTTCAATCGAACCGCCAGTTGGCAGGTAGATCAGGCCGACTTTGTTAACAGTTACGCCAGTTTGTGCTTTGCCGTAACCGTAAAGCTGAACCTGGGTGATCTGTTGGCTGGTAGCACCTTCACTGCGCTTGGCTTTGACACCTGCAGGTGAAGTTGTTTTCCAGTCCAAAACATAACCTTTTTCAATATCGTAAAGGTCAATGGTGCCTGAAAGGTTTGCTCGAATCTTTACTTTCTGCTCAACCTCGTATCGTTCAGGCATCTTGGCAAAGATTTCTTCAAGAAATGAATGGATGGCGGTGCCGACATTGGCAGCCCAGGAACCGCCACCCGATTCATTTGCCTTATCCCAATCCAGCAACTTGTAGGCAAGTCTACGAACACACTCTTGGCCAACTTCACTTGGTCCGATATAAACCTGTTGGCTTCGTGGAGACCACTTACTTGCTTCGCTAATTATGCCGCCGAGTTCAACGGCTAACTGTTGTGCTGGCGAGTTCAAAGGCGTGAAATTCATTTGTTAATTGTCCTCGTTCACAATAGAGAATCTGCGGGAAGTAGATACTACCTCAAGAGCCTCTATAACCTGCGAAGGCAGGATTTCACGGGCGCGTTTGGTGTCAAAGCGCTTGGATTCAACAAATGAGTAACGAACAACAGGGCGGTTCAAGAACATCCCAGTTTCGTTATCGCCTAATGCTCGCTCAATGTGTGCGCGAGCTACATCTGCAACTTCTTGCAGTTCCTTGATCTTGGCAACGGCAGATTTATACTGCTCCAGCCAAGCGGCAGTGTTGGCATCAAAGTCCACCACGCCTGTACCTGATTCTACGCTCATATTGACCCCCATCAATAGTATGAGTTTTTTAACCAAAAGGCTTTGGCAGCACACGGGCCACCTGAGCCATATTTGCGGCCTATGTAGGCCAATGCTGCAATCGTTTGGGCAACAGTTGATTTACTGCGCTTCATTCCAAGATTGCGATAAGTACCATCTAACAACTGCCCCACACCTGATGCGGTGCTGGTTGGGTTGTCCTTATCTTGCCAAGCGCTTTCTTTTCCCATTACGAATGAAAAGCACTTGAACTGTTCAGTTGTAAGTAGCTCGCGAGCCACTTCTTTTGCGTTCACCTGCATCAACGGCGGGCGATCTTTGTAAATTACCAATGCAGGTACGGCAGTAGGTGCCATTATTGCCTGAACTGATAGTGAAGTTCCCACGCTAACCACAATGATTAACGCAAGCCTTCGGATAAGTCTTTTGTCTGTTGGTGTAATGGTGCTGCTCCTTGTTCTGTTGCAGCCAACCTTTGCAATACTCGCTTAACATAGCCAGGCGAAGTATCAAGTTGGGCCGCAATTTCGTTGGCAGAAACCCCTTTTTTATGCAATTTGGTAATAGTTAGAGCAATACCTTTGAAGGCATAACTCTTACCATTTGCAATTGCAACGGTATCTCTATCGGCTGGCGTTGAGCCACCCCAAATACCGTAGGGAATCTGTTTTTCTAGTGCGTACTCCAAACACTCCTTTTCGTGAATACAACTCGCGCAAATAGCTTTGAGTTGGTGCAGTCTTTCTGCCTCTTGTGTGCGGTTATCAGGAAAGAATAAATCCTTGTCCTCAATATCTGCACACTGAGCGTTATCAAATCGGGGTAGATCAACAAAGAACTCAAATTGGTTCAATGCTTGTCTCCATAACCCGCTTCGCGTAAAAGATTTGTCATATCCTCAACGCTCATAATTGCCCACCATTTGCCAGCATCTAAGCCGACACCATTGGGCTTTACTACTAAAATGCCAAAATCTGCTTCGGCATTATCCTGCTCAACTTTAGTTTCCTTCAGCCAAGCGGGAATGTGATAGGTCTTGTGATTTTTAACTTCCCAAGCCAAACAAGGCGTACCTGTAATGTCACCTAGATCATTGACACCTGCCAGCGCTCGCCTTTCAGCCCCTGGAAATCCTGCAGTTTGCAAGAACTTCACTAGGGCAGTTTCGGCAAGCGTGCCTTTTTGTTTGGCTTTAGACATTAAATTATTCAACCGCCTTTAGTGCTGGGTAGTTATTTTGAACTATTCTGCTCATACGGCCAAACTTAACCGCACGAATCAAATCTTCAGCCAAAATCAATGCTTCTTTTTCAGTCATATTGCAAAGCAATGGCGCGTGTTGTTCTAAATTATCGCGGGCATTATCAAGGTGTTCAAAGTAGCCTTCAGATTTAACTGAACGATCTGCAGAATGGCGCAACAAATCCAAATCATCTAATGGGTATGCCCCAACAACATCCTGCACCAAATCCTTCACGGCATCTTGTTCTTCAAGATAAAGAGCAATATGGCCGTCTGAATGATTATGTAATGAAAACAATGGTTCGCGTGCTTTTTCTTCAAAATTCATCGGCCTTCACCGATTTCAAAAGCTGCAACAATGATTAAATACAGGCAAATAATGCCAATAAATCCGCAAACTAAGCCTAACCAAAACATTTGTTTTTCCTTTCCGTTCAAAGTAGGTGCGCACATACTACACACCTTTGAACAGGGCAACCCGCTAGACTCGCTGAACCTCGATCTGAAAAGGTGCGGCGGTGTTAATGTCGTATTTGGCGGCAATTGCCAAAGCGTTCAGGATTTCGGGTTCACCAATGTTCGGCACCTGCACCGCCAATGCGCCAAGAGCGTAGGCAGAGCCTGAGCCGATTGAGTAAAGGCCATCGGCGCTTTGGCTAATGTCAAGTGAATCGCCAATTTCAAATACATTGCCACCGAAGGCAATCAGGAACCCAAAACTTGCGCCATCTTTATCAAATTCGTAGCCATTAGCTTTGAACGCGGTAATGATGCTTGGAATCATCTTTTTGCCCATAAATTTAACTGGGTCGGTGCCATCGTAAAGCGGTGGTTTCCAGTTGTAAGCCAAAATATCCCCTGGCCGACAATCGCCACGAACTGCCAGCAAGTATTTGCCCATTTTAACGATCTTGGGGGTGCTAGGGCTGATGATGCGCCTATCCCCGTCTGTAATCTGACTGTCTGCCCCTAGAATGGCAAAATCAGGCCCCTGGTAGGCAATTACAGTAGTCATTGGCCAAGTGTAGGGGTAAAGCGTGAAAACCCTAGCAATTCCCCAATTTCTTCGGGTTTCCACGCCTTAAACCGACCCTAACACGCCTAAATCGCGTTATCAAATCGTTATATGTCTTGGGGGTCAATGTTGCCTGTCTGTATATACAGGTGCTAAAGTTTTCTTATTGGGGGAACGGCTCCCAGTAGAAAAGAGCTAAAAATGAAGTGCGATTTCTGTAATAAGAACAAAGAAACAATTAACACCACTATTGAATACAAAGGCAATGATGTTTTTAAATTTGATTCATTAGTTCTTGCCTTTGACCTTTGCGCACAATGCGTTGGTGAAAATCTTTCGTCACTTAATGGCTTTGTGAAGGTAGGTGCATAATGAACGCACAATGGATTTCAACAGATCAGACTTATACAAAGGCTGAAGCAATTGCACAAGTTGAAGAAGCAATTAACAAGTACCAATCATTTCTTCACGATTTACTGGAAATTTATGAAAATTGTGATGATGATGTTCAGCAGGTTCTTAACCAAACTTATGCACCAACTGTTTTTAAGTATGCCTGCCCGCTAGATATTTCAGAAATGCTTTGCGAAGTTTCAGGTTGGGAGAAAAACTAATGACAAACACAATCAACATAAAAGACATTCTTGGAAAAGTCCAAGAAACTGCACCTAAAAGTGCAAAGGTTTCTTGGGAATATCCAGGTTACATTTCAATTTATCTTTCAAATAAAACTGAAATTGCTTTTGGGGAAAGCCTTGAATCTGATAGCGGCTATACCTGGAATGATTTTAATTTTGAAGGCACCAATAAGTATGCAGGTGGCTTTGATGATCTAGGCAACCTGGATGCAATTGTTGCTGAATTTTGGAATCAGGCTTCAGAGGTGATTTCACAATGACAATTCAGGAAATTACAAACTGGCATCTTGAGCAAGTTGCCGAATTGCGCCGTGATGGTGAAGAAGATCAACGCAATTTTCATTTGGAAATTGTTGCCGAATTAGTCCGTATTGAACGCGAATTGGAGACAAAGTAAATGGGTGCTATGAAGAATTTAGTCATTGATGCTGGCGATACTTTGTATCAAATCAGCCGTGACTTGAACAATGCAAGTGAGTGTGGCGATCTTGATGAAATGAAGCAAGCATTGCGCAGGGCAATTGTGAACTCTGCACTTGGGATTGCCTTTATTGACGAATTGGGGAACATCTAATGATTACAAAGCGTGGCAAGCGTATGCGAGCAGTTGCAATCTTGATTGGCTTGATTCTTGTGTGGCAGGTTGCCAGCAACCTTTGGTGGGTTGGAATTGATGCCCCTAATGCTGAGTTTCTTGGCTGGTGTTGGGGTTCAATGAGTGAGTGCGTGGTTCTATGACCCCATTGCGATCAATCCGCGTTGATGCCGACTTGTGGCAATTAGCATTAGAAAAAGCGCGAAATGAAGGCACCACCGCCACCGCAATCATCATTAACGCATTGCGTGAATATGTGAACAAACTGTAATTAAAAGCACGAAACCGCCACTTGCAGGAACGGCTGCAGGTGGCGGTTTCGTTATGGGGGCGATTTCGCGCCTAAGAGTTAATCTATATGTGTTGCAAGTTCAGCACAAATTGCAGCATAAGCCGCCAAATCAATTGCTGAATCTAAGTGTGTTGGCATTGCAGATAGTCGGGCAAGTTTCATTGCTGCCATACATAAAGCTGCAACTTCGGGTGGAACTGCATCCCCTGGTTGCGCCGTTTCAACATATCTTTCTAAAACAATTCCTAATAAAACGCCAATGCGCTTATGGTTAATGCGTGGTTCATCGTAGGAAACATTGCGATCACCGTATGTAAGGCGCTTAGCCTCATCTAAAACTTCGCCTCTATCCATTTGCATCCCCCATTTCATACCAGCCATCGCCCCAAAGGGTTAATAATCGCTGAAAGTAAGCCTCGTATTGAAGGCCGATAGTATCAAGGTTATACAAGGAAACTGCACGATTGCGGATTTTGGCGCGATCTAGGTATTTGACCCCTTCGGCTGCCTGCATAAATTCAGCCAAAGTACGGCACCTAAAGCCTGAAATCCCATCAGGGTTGTTCTCTGTAAATGCGCCCCAATCAGTTGTGATTGTTGGCGTGCCACAAGCCTGTGATTCGATTACTACATTTCCAAAAGGTTCTACATAAAGTGTTGGTGCAAAGGTGGCAATGGCACCGCCCATTAGCTTTGCGCGTTCTTCAGGCCCGACACTGCCAACAAACTCGCCATATCCTGATTGCTCGCCAGGACCTGCCAAAATCAATCGTTTGCCTAAACGCTGGCAAACTTCTTGTGCAATGCGGTAACCCTTGCGATCAATAAGCCGACCAATGAACAGGTAGTAATCGCCCTGCCCGTCTCCCAACGGAAACATTTCAGGTTCTAAATACCCTGGAATGACTGCATCATAAAACTGGCCATCTGCCGTTGTTGGGTTTTTCCACCCTGCATAAATTGAGTGCATCCAGGCATAAGACTCAAACACACGGTACTTGGCAAACACACCGCCGTAGCCAACGCCAAACTCCACCGACATATGAGCAGGAAAGGCATCGGCAATTGGCTTTTGTGCGCTGCCGCCGATAAGGCAAATGAAATCTTCTTTTTCAATGCGATCTGCAATTTCAGCAATGGCCTTTGCATTGAACTTATCCCAAAGCCACCCGTTAAACGGGAACTGGGTGTAGTGAGCTACACCGTGAAGTGCTGCCTCTTGTTGCTTCTTTGACACGCAAGTAATGAGTTCAGTTACAGGTGCCTCAACCTCATCGCCAGCATACAAGAATACTTCGTGGCCTAAGTCATTCATCATCATACAAAAGCGGCGCACCTTTTCAGTAAAAGCGCACCCTGCAAACTTTTTTGTTACCTGTGTGTGTGGCAGTGCCACAATATGAAAACGCATTGATTCCCCCGAATCTATTGCTTAGTTAAGAAGTAGTTTGGCTTCGTCCTCTGTAATGCCTAACTTGGCAAGTAGTGCTGCCTTTTCTGCAGCCTTTTGAGTTGCTTCAGCCTCTTGAGCTAGGCGATTAGATTCAGCCTTTGCCGCATCTATCTCACGCTGGGCTAATTCGTCAGCCGTCAATGGGCGCTCTGTAACCTCGCCTGTTTCGCAGTTCACTTCAATTGCGTTTGTCATTTTTCTCCCTTATGAGTTCTTGATGCCGTATAAAGTTGCAGTTGAGTGTTGAGCTAGATTTCCATTATTTGCTACAATTTGTATAGAAGTAATGGCAGTAGTTTGTGACCACAAACCAGCAGATAATAGTTGGTAAGATGTTGTTGCGTTATTTTCTGATACTGAGTCAACGCTTACGCTTTTGTTGGTGGAACCTGTGTAGTTTGGAATATAAAACTCGCTATTGCCAAAAACATTTGCAGTAAAAGTTGAACGGGTAACAAGAAAATCTATATTGGAGTTTGTTGTACTATCCGCAGTTCCCGAACCAGTGCCGTAAATCCAACGATCACTAAAGTTTGTTGTTGCGCCATTAAAACGCAAATAAGAATCGGCAGTGTCATTAACATTTCTTATACTTACTTTCATTACTAAATCAGTATAAGTTTGTGGGATAGAAGTAAATTCAATGTTGGCAGCTCCCCCTGATCCGACAGTAACGGCTGCGATCTTAGTAAATGTTGTAGGCATTTAGGCCGCCTTTATTCCGTAGATGGTGAATGTTGAGCCAGATGAAATGTTACTTGCATCATCTGTTTGAACAGTAATGCTTGTGATTGCAGATGTTGAACGCCAAAGACCAACAGTTGCATAAACATTACTAGTCATATTATGACTTCTTTGAAGTGCGGTTTTGAAAGTTGTAGTGTTTGAGTAATTTAAGAACTGAGTAATGCAAGGATAATATTCACTTGTTCCAGCATCAGGTGCTAATAAGAAAGACTGGCTCGTTGCACGATTAGATGCAGCAGCGCTTCCAGTTCCATAAAGATTAGTTCTAGAATAATTGCTGGCACTGTCTGAGTTTACGCGAATGATCAAATACCCTGCTGCAGCTTTTGAACTACATATTAAGATTAAATCTGTGTAGGTAGATGGTATAGAACTAAAGGTGACAGATGATGTGCTACCTGATGTTGTTGCAGTAGCAATCGGCTCGTATGTTGTTGGCATTGTTATCCCCTAATTCCGTATAGGGCGAAACTACTGTGTTGTGCATAATCATTTAATAACTTAATTTCGGAGATTGCAGAAGTTGAATTAAACAAACCTGACCAGTAGAACAAATCTCCTGAGCCATTTTGATCTTGACCGCTAAGGC